AATAATCTACCGTTCCCGCGAAATAAGCGTGGATAAAAAGAAACCGCCCACGGCGGCAACCGTGGGCGGTCTCAAAATGAATAGCTTACCCGTAGTGGGCAATCCATCCTCGCAAATGGATTATACCACCTCTTGGGCAGGCTTTTCAAGTCATACCTTGGAGGTGTTTTTTGTGTCCGCCTTTTTCACAATGGAGATCACCCGGATGTCCACATCCTCGCGCGCCGAAATGATGCGCGCCAACGTCTCATATAAATTTCTTACGGCGGCCTCGTCCATCTGTGCTCACCCCTGCCAGCATATGTGCGGGGCGGCCGCCCCAGAACAGGAGGTGTCACGATGAGCGCTCCCGTTGTCCGTGCCGCGGGGTATATCCGCGTCTCTACGGCCGAGCAGGCGCTGCGCGGCCTCTCGCTGGAGGCGCAGGAGGCCGAGATACGCCGCTGGGCCGCGGAACATCATGTGCGTCTGGAAAATATCTATGTGGATAAGGGCATCACCGCTCGCAAGCAGCTTCACCGCCGCGCCGCCTTCATGCAGATGATGCAGGCCGTGGACGCGGGCCAAATCGACCTCATTCTCGTCATGCGGCTGGACCGTTGGTTCCGCAACGTCTACGATTACCACAAAATGATGAACGAGCATCTCATTCCTCATGGGGTGAACTGGTGCGCCGTCAAGGAAGACTACGACACCACCACCACAAACGGCCGGCTGATGATAAATCTCCGCCTGTCCATTGCCGAGCAGGAGTGCGATACCGACGCCGACCGCATCCGCGATGTCCAGCAGAATATGGTCGCCAAAGGCCGCTGGCCGTTTGGCGCCGCACCGCTGGGCTACCGCATCGAGGAAAAACGCCTCGTCAAAGACCCTCACACGCAGCCGCAGGTGGAGTTCTTCTTCCGGCACATGCTGGCCAACGGCTCGCTGCGCGGCGCGCTGTTTGCCATGAACGACCGCTTCGGCACCAGCTACGAATATCGCCGCGCGCAGGACCTCTCCCGAAAATCCGTCTATTACGGCGTGTACGGCGAAAATCAAAGCTTCTGCCCGGCCTATATCACACTGGAAGAGCACCAACGCATCCGTTCCCTGGCAGAGAAAAATGTGCGCGTGTGGTCGTCACCCACCGCATGGCCGCACCTGTTTTCCGGCCTGCTCATCTGCGACGATTGCCACCGCCGCCTCAATGCCCAAACCATCCGCCGTCCCAGCGGCGTCTATACCACCTACCGCTGTTCTCATTCCACCGATAACCACGGCTGTGCGAATAACCGCAGCATTTCAGAAAAGGTCATCGAGGAATATCTCCTGAATTATGTGCGCGAAGATTTGGCGCAGTACATCGTGCAAATGGAGGTCTCGCAGAAGAAGGCCGCCGCCCTGCCCGACAACACCGCCAAAATCCGCGCGAAGCAGGAGCGTGTAAAAACGCTCTTTATCAATAACTTTATTGATTTGGAGGAATATAAACGCCGCATACAGGAGCTGGAAGGGCAAATCATCCGCCGCCCTCCGTCCGAAAAAACAAAGGACGTCTCCAAGCTGAAGCAGCTTCTGGAAGACGGCGCGCTCAAAATGTACCCCACCCTCACCCGTGAGGAAAAACGCGCCTTCTGGCGCGGCTTCCTTAAAGAATTGCACATCTACCGCGGCACAATTCAAGGCCCGCCTATTTTTCTATAATCCAGTTGTAGTTATTGACATAGATAGAACTATCTGATATACTTTCTACTACTAACCGGAAAACAGCGAAAACAAGCGATTTCCAAAAACTTCCTTCGGTTCGATTGCTTTTATGGAATCCCTTGCTTATGCTGAAACGCGAAAACTGTAGAAAGTGGGCGGATAATATATGCACAGTCTGTCGGGAATTTTAGTAGCCATGGGCATCACTCCAAATTATGTGGCCTACAAATACCTTGGCCTGGCCATTGTAACAGCATATCACGATATGTCTTTACTCACTAAAATTATTAAGGGAATCTATCCGTCAGTGGCAGAAGCGTGCGGAGTGTCAGCAGAAAGCATCGAATCCAGTATTCGCCGCAGCATCTGCGATGGATGGAATGGAGAAGGCCGCGCCACGATGGAGCACCTAATGAACCGAATATTACTAGATCCGCCTTCCAATGGCCAGCTTATCAGTGCCATTGTCCTTTATATGAAAGAACACATGATTCCACCGTACTTTCCTCTTTAAAACCAGTAGGCCCCGGCAAATGCCGGGGCCTGTATTATTTCTTCAGCTGCTTTACCGCCTGGTCAATACCCGTGGCGGCAAGGCCGGACGCCACACCCACAGCCGCGGCCGTGATGGGGTCTGTGGCCGGAAACTCCGGCATGCCCAAATATAGTGCCGCAAGGCCCAACAGAAGGCCTGCAAAGCCGCAGGCAATGGGAATGTACTTATTATTGTCAAACGGCGTTGCCTTAACGACACTACCCACCAAGTAGCAAAGTACCGTGATGGCCACCACAGTGGCAAGCCCGAAAATAGATACGTCCATATAAATCCTCCTTTATCCGTTGCGAATCTCAAGCTGTTCACAGCGCCGCACGATGTCACCCACAGAGTGGTCGCCATCGCCCAGCGCCTCATATGCATGGTAGCAGCCCTTCAGTGTTTCCATTCCGTAGGGGGGAATTTCGCCTGTCTCGATGTAGTGCAGACCCAAGTCTATCACCTTGGCGCGCAGAAGCATCTTCAGGCCCTGCTCCATGGCTTTGTCCTTCTTTGCGTTGCTCTTTAACCGTCCCGCCGCCCACCCTGCAAAGGCCGCCACCAGGGGCAGCACCGCTGTAATGATGTCCTGCAAAAGCTCCATCTGTCAGTCCTCCAGCGCCGCACGCGCGGCCTCTATTTTTTGCAGATAAGTGTCTGCATCTTTTTCAGCGCGCTCGGCACGCTCTGCTGCAGCCTGTGCCTGTGCCTCCGCCTGTTCCGCGCGCTGCACCGCTGCATCGCGCTCTGCCGTCATGCTGGCAAGACTGTTTCGCAGCGCCTGTGCTTCGGCCTGTGCGGCCTCCAGCTCTGCGCGCAATGCCTCTACATCATCCTCCGCGGGCTTGTCCGGCTCGTCCGGTGTCTCTGCGGGCGGCGTATAGATGCAGTACCCCAGCCCCAGTTCCGCGGCCTTTGTCAGCACCATGCCGCTGGTCGCCGCTGGAGGCCGGGCCTATGTACACAAGCGCGTTGCCGCTGCCATCCGCAGCCCCTTCGCTGTAGCCAAGGCCCAGGCTCTGCGCCTGATGTTTCAAAAGGGCCCTGTCCCCGCTGCTGGCAGGGCCTATCTGCATCGTGATATTATCCGGTGATAACGGCTGTACCATCTCAAAATCCTCCTGTTCATTCAGTTTGTTGGCCTCATCGACAATATACTGCAGCTTGCCTTTGAGGCAAGGGCCAGGGCAAGCCGTAGCGGCATACATGCTGTGCCATGTCAGCGTCTTGCCCAGCGCCAGCGGGTGCAGGCCGTTGCGCTTTGCAATGTCTGCCACCAGTTTGATGAGGGTTTGCAGTGTATCATC